ACCTATCTTTGTATTGTTCGGCTGTCAAAAAAGATGCATCAGAGATCCTTGCATTGTATTCTTCTTCAGAAACAGCGGAGAAACCAAAGTCGTTTTCGGTTACTTTATACTCATCAAGTATTTTTTGAAAATCAGTTAGTGCCATATTATGCTAAGAAAGGATTTTTCTTTTTAGTTTTGGGTGATATAGAAAAATCACTATTAGGCATTTTCTTTATTTTGAGTTCGGCTTGAACTTCATAGAATTCGGACCTGGTAGCAACACGGACTTTAAAATCTCCAATACCTTTTAACAAAGGTATTTTCATATCTAATTTTAATGGATTTTCATCTGATATTCGGTAAAAATCATCGCCTGCTTGCATATAATAAGCAGGTTCTTTTTTACCTTCAGTATAATGTTCTGTTACCAACTTACCCATATCGTAATTTTCTTCATTTGCAATATATCTATTGATACCTGGCTGGTCAAAATATTGTTTCATAATATTAAGTGGTACGGCACCAGGTTCTTTTAATCCACCTTTTGTTGTTGGTATCTTTATATCTTTTTTAGGAATACCAGTAAACTTCGAAATACTACTAATAAACTTTTTAGCTTCAGGTGATTTGTTTAGAATTTCAATAGCAGCTTTAGCGGCTGGTGTTTTATATGTTGTCTGCCATTTTCCACCTTCATAGAAAACTCTTGGATTAGATAAATTATCGGAGTGTGACATCTTAACTTCAACCCATTCTCTAACTGGTTTGTTGTTATATTTTGATATCAATACGTCCGAATATTCAACACTAACGGAAGGTCGAGTTGCTTTTACACCAGGAATTTTATCAATTTCCTTAGCAACATCATTTTCAAATTTATCTGAAGCTGTACTCATTTTTACCTAATGATTTGTATTTCTTTACCTGATGTCCAAACTTCTAGTTCGGTGCGTAGTCTACCCTCTGCCTTAAGGGTTTCGTATCTATTTATTGCCTTATTCTTCCACCATTTAACTATATTTTCTAGTTCATGTTTCTCATAGTTTTCACCAGGCAATAATTTATCAGTCTTACAAGCCATATAATCAACCATATTACTGAAGCCATAATCAGAAGTATAATATCTTTTCTTCTCGGTTAAATTTTTGGCATTTTCAATTGTAGTATTAAAATCATTACCCTCTTTACTACCTTTCAAAGCTGCCTTAGTCATAGCAATAATTTTAGTAAAAGACCTTAGTTTTCTACTGGTTGTGGATGTATCACCTTGTAACAAATCACCAACTCGGCTTTCAACATAATCTTTTAATGTATTATATCTTTCACCGTGCATCATTGGCACCATATCAGATTCTGTTAAACCCCTGAAACGAATAAATGGTTTCATGCCATCATATTGAGATACAGTCTTAGCAGTACCATACAAACTGGTGGTTTCAAATAAACAAATATTAGCACCATATTTCTTGTTGACAATTTCACGAACCGTATGTGAAGTACAAATACCAGAAAGCAATTTACCACCAAGATAATTAAAACCAAAAGGTTGTGCCGGTACAATAACAAAACCCATTATAGTAGATTCATTGAATCGTTTGGCAGTATCAGGATTTTGAATCCAAACTTGTCCAAGCAATTCGTTTCTTGGTTTCATATAGATTACTGGTGAACCAAGACGGATGAATCCTAGAATCTTTTGAGTGTTCTTTTCTCTAACAGCCAATTGAATATTTTTACCAACAGGGGCTTTATTAACATGTGAAGACGTTATGGCTAACAAAGTTTCCCAGGTATCATTTGGTATTTCACATACTTCAATGTCCATATCATTTGGGTGCATAGAGAAGTCTTGAAACAAATCATCTTCTGGAGGAAATAAAGAAAAAGGAATATCTTTAACTGCCTTTAACTTCTCATCCCTCATGTATTGTTCTATACTTCCAAAATCACTAAAATATTCGTGAAAGGCATTGGCACAATAGAGTGCTTCTTCTCTAGTTAATTTCATACTTTAAATCCATCAAAATTCTTTTTAGGTTTCTGTGAAGGTTGGCCTGCATCGGCTAGTCCATCTTGTCCTGTTTGTTCAACATCATAAAGTCTCATTTTTGCACGGTCAATACCGATAACGAATCTTTTATGAGTGGTTGGATCGGAATATCTATTCTTCAATTGTTTGACCATCAGTTGGCCAAGTTCTTCTAGTTCTTCACTTGTAATCAAAGCAAACATCAAGTCGGCTGTAGCGGGCAAACCAAAAGACTCACTCGTGTCTTCGAGTCCTGGATCTGAACTACCATATCCTGACCGTGTTGTTTGTGTAGCAGAAACAATTGGTACTCCGAATTCAACGGCAAGACCTCGCAATTCTTCTGCAATGGATTTGACGTAGGTGTAGGAGTTGACGTTGGCTCCCGCCTTGATGCGAGAACTACAACAAATATTAAGATAGTCAATGAAGATAATATCAGGTGTAAACGACCTTTTGAGATTGAGCTCATTCAATAATGTCCTAAAATGTGTTGCAGAAGCCGAGGCAGTTGGATATTCTTTGATAATCAATTTGCCAGTTGTCTTCTCTTTCATCTTGGCAATCTTTTTGTCATACATATCTTTTGGTAAAGAGTTCAAATCGTCAACGGTCACATTCAATAGATTCGCATCTATTCTTTCCGCAATACGTTCTTCAGCCATTTCCATAGTAATGTAAAGAACATTTCTACCCAACGACATAGCTCCAGCGGCACAATGACACATAAAAAGGGACTTACCAACACCAGTCCCAGCAAGAGCGATATTAAGAGTCTTGGAAGGAAGACCGCCTTTTGTAATCTTGTTAAAGAATTCCAAGTCAAAAGGAATTCTTTCTTCATGTCTGTGGTAGAATTCATATCGTTCATCACTATTTTCTAAGTAATCATGGCCAACAGAACTGTCAAATGTTACCGCCAAAGCGTCCGATAATATCTTGGGAATCTGACCTTTATCGTGGGTTTTATCCTTACCGTCCAAAATGCTAATAGAGCCCAATACTGCATTGTAGATTGCCCTCTCTTGACAAAAGGCTTCGGACTTTTCAATAAGCCATTGAATCTTGGATTCTTCTCCCTTAGCCAATGCAATCTCTTGTAAATAAGATTCGGACTTTTCCACTTCGTCATCTGAAAGATTTCTCCTTTCTTTGACGGCCAATCCAATTGATTCAATCGTTGGTGTAGTGTTATATTTCGAAACAAATTCAGAGATTTCGGTAAATAACATCCTTTCAGTTTTGTCGGTGAAGTATTCATCTTTAATGAAGGGGAGAACCTTGCGTAAGTATTCTTCATTGTAAATTAGGTTCTTTAATATCGTCTGTTCCAGTTTCATCAATTATTTCCTCGTCACTATCAGCCATAAGTTCTAAGAGAAGTTCAAACAAAAACTTTGTAAACTCCTCATTCTTTTGAAGTTTCTTAGGCTTCATCACTGGAGATTGTATCACATCAAAAGCAAAATGTAAATGGGGCCCATCATTATGTTCCATAAGTTTTACCTTACCATACTTAAATATAGTGCCTGTATATTTACCTGTAATTAATTTGATGTGTGTTTCTGTTGCACTTCCCTCAGGAAATACAAACTCATAATCTATTCCTTCAGTCATCTTGTTTCTCTTGCCAATTGTTTGTAACCAGCCCAACTAGGATGTACACCATCTGGTTGTAATCGTGTGATTGGTAGAACGGTGTCACCATGTTCTTTAGCAATCTCTTTTACGATATGTTGAATGTTGGGTTTGATTGCCGGTAGAATCCAAAAAACTCTACCGCTTTTGACCTTATCTCGTATGATTTCTAGTTCTTTCCTAGTCTTAACACCTTTGTGGTCGTTAGAACCAAGACTAATAACGACCGTATTAGCGGTCAAATCGTTTTGTAGATAGTCTTTGTTCCATTGCCAAGAGTTTTTACCAACTTTAGCATATGCAACACATTCGGGTCGGAACATTTGAGTTCCGACCGCAATACTATCACCTAGAATCATACAATCAATCATTATACACCATTACTTGTTTCAATTTCAAAAGCCTCATCAATATCACCTTGCATGATATTACCGGAAGCAATACGGTATTTGTGTTCGATATGTTCTTGGAAAGATTTCTTTTTAAGAATTGGCATCCAGAATTCTTTGGTATCAGTTTCTTTGATACGGTATTTCTTTTCTTCAACAACACCATCATCATCAGTACGTGAGTACCAACCATTAGCAGGTTTAACTACATGGCCTGAATCCAACGCAATATCAAGTAAACCAGACCACTTGCTAATGCCTCCATCAAAAGAAACAGTAACAGGTATTTTAGATTTCTCTTTGACATAACGACTCTTTTCTACATTGATAATGAAATTGTAGCCTACAATCTCTGTGCCTTCTTTTTCTTGTTGTCTACCAAGAATGAAAATATTATCAGCAGAGTAATAAGAACCTGTACCACCACCAACAATATCTTTTGGGAACATACCAATTTCTTTGTAAGTATGATTTACAACAATCATTGGTATATCT